GATCTAAAGTTTGTCTACATTTTCGATGAAGTCAATCACATCATCTCAGTCTTTGTCATGATTAATTTAAGAACATCATTAATCATGGTTCTACAGGGTGCAGGCGTTGAAGACTTAACTGCTTCAATACCCATCATCTTCAGTTTAGGTTCCGCATAACGAACACTTCGCTATCCCAGACATTCAAGATGTATCTTTTCTTGGCAGTCCAGATTCCACGATCAGCAATGTTCTCACGTTTCATGAACATCTTCTGCTCGTAAGCGTTGACGTAGTTGGCCAACGCTTCATAAGAACTCGAAATATACTTTTCAAATTCCATCTCACAGATCTTGTTAAGGAACCCAACAACACCCTCAGTAGTCTTCTCTCGTTCTTTGTATATAACCTCGACCAGAGGGCCCAGATGCAAATAGATAGAATCGGTATCAACAGCAATAACATAATCTTCATCCTTTGTTTTGAGTATTTTGTTTAGATAATTATTCATCCGATCTTCAATCCAACGAATTGAAACCTGACCAGATAAAGTAATCGCTTCTGCATTTTCAAGTTTGTAATAACGAAAGTATTCGTTACCAATCGCACCATAGGCAGAGTTCAGTTGAATCTTACGAGCCATCTGAATATTGTTAAATGTTGCGATATCTTTTACAAGTTTAGGATCTTTGGTATCCTCATACTTTTGTTTCGCAGCAAGCATCTTTTTCTTATACACAGTTCTTTCTGTGTATATCTTCTCCATAATCTCTGGTAGGAAACCACGAATGTCAGTGCGATACATTGCACCATTGGCACATACAGCACTATCTTTATGAAGTTGAAAGTCTATCTCTTCTTTAAGTATTCGATCAACTGTAGCTGTTGGGTGTTTGTCATCCTTGAGCGTCTCTGGGGAAATATTATATTGCATAATGAGATGAGGATACAGACTATTAAGGTCAAACGAAACCACCCAATCATACTTTCCTGGCTTCGGTTCCTTGACATAAGCTCCTGCGTATTTTTGTGATTTTGATGTTCTTTTCTTTGGTGGGATGACAATGTTCTGTTTTTTAAGATAATTGTAAATGATGGTATCCCACATTCTCACTTGATAGTGAATGTCAATAAAATTTACTTTGGCATCAAACGCCATTGTAATCGCAAGTTCAATTAATTTCAACTTGTCTTCAAGTTTATCTACCAGTTGAACGTCAATGATATTGTATCGAACAAACTTATCCCAGTCTTTTGTATAAAACTCACGGAAAGTATCATACTCATTGTGATCAAGTTTCTTCTCACCCAACTCATAGTTAGCAATGTAGTCCAGTCGATATGACTCTTGATTTGTATATGTGAATCTCTTATATAAATCGAGATAATCGAGTTGAGTCACACCACCAATATCATATGTAATGTTTTTACGACCACTGATATAAACTTCGTCCTGAGATACAAGACCCCAAGGCGATAAGTCTTTCATAGACTTCTCACCAAGAATACGATTGATACGACCAGCAAGATATGGTATGTCATACATCTGAGAGTTCCAACCAGTAATTACTTCTGGTAGATTTTTTCTCCAGTATGCTAAGAATGATCTAAGAAGATGAACCTCATCATTACATAGAATGTATGTCACATTTGGATCTTTATTTACAAATGGTCTTGAGCCAAAAGTTGTGACCTTCTTTGTTGCGTAGTCTTGTAGACTAATCAACAACAATTCTTCTGCAACATTCTCAACATCAGGGAAACCACTTTCTGCAGCAACCTCAATATCAATCGTTACGAGACGAATCTTTTTGATATCAAACTGTATATGATCCTCTGGATATTTTTCTGAAATATATTGATAAACATATCTGTCATTGCCATATATTTTAAAGTTCTCAACCTCATCATACTTCTTATAGAACTCACGACAATCCCTCACAAAGCCAGGTTGAATTGGTTCGACAGAATCACCTTCTAATGTTTTATATTTTGTTTTTCTTTTGGATGGAACAAACAAAGTCGGTTTCCATTCTTCTCGATGTGTAATGTGTTTTCCATTCTCATATCCACGAATCAGAAACTGATTACCTATGAGTTGTATGTTGGTGTAAAATTTCACGAAGTCACTTTAGAATACTTTTCAAAAATCATAGGACTAGGAGTGACAAGAGTTACAATCTTATCAGAATTAATCATTATTTCATTTTGTTCAGTATAGTCTTGCATCCACTTATGTAAATCACCACCTTCAATTTTGTAAGGTTTTGTTAATTTACAATTTGGGTCTCCAAACTCCGCAGCTATTTCTTCAATCTCCGATACTACTATCTCCTGACTGGACAACAATAGGACTTTGATTACCTTTGTGTCTTCCATTTAATCTCTCCTGATAAAGTTTTTTTACATTTTCCACTGGTTCAACAATTGTTACTACCCAGTCAGCTGAACAGGGTATTTTGGATTCTTTTGTAAGAGGAATCCAAGGAAAAAATCGAACACTGATTTTTGATGTATATTGTCTTGTTGAAGCACCTTCATTTAAAACAGTTGGTTCTTCTGGTTGATACATTTTTACAATCAAGGGATTGTGAAAATAATATCCAACAATCTCTTGTTCAACAGATTTAATCTCTTTTACGTCAGCGATGATATCCTCACCTGACTTGAGCATTACTAATTTAATGGACATTTAATACTTTCTATATTTACATTATAAAAGATTACTTAGTAAAAGTCAAGGTTTCCCAATGATGGTTTTCCATTAGTAGGAGACACCCAATAATCTGTTCCAACTACGATTCTCCTTTCTCCAAAGTCGCACTTGCCAGGTATGTGAGGATACCAATTTGGAAATATAAACCATTTTTTTGTAACTCTAGGAAGATAAATCATGTCTGGTTCCAAATCAGGAGACCCCACGGTTCTTGCATCTGCATTGATTGAGAACCCAGTGGTAGATGCCTCATCAGGAAGTTTTAAATACATTATAGCTGATAAACCATATGTTGTATTAAGATGGTCATGCCAGTATTGGCCGTCACGATGAGGATTATCTCCCCAATCTTGATAGAACCATAATCTACAACCCTCCTTACTATTTTTTAATTTAAAAAAATCCCAACAACATTTTAAAAAAGATTCTTGTAATATCTCAAGTATAGGGTGTTTA